CTCATACTACAGTAGCTCCAACACATAGTCACTCTGTATCAGCAACATCACATTATCATACTGGTGTATATTCAGCATATTGTATAGCTTATTATAACGGTCAGAGTTGTTGTTGCTCTACTTACTATAAAGGAAGAAATAGCTCTTCAGCAAAAAGTTGTAGTTGGACTACAAATGGTTCTTCAATCTCTTGGAATACATTTAGTGCTGCTAATTTAGGTGCTATAACTGTTACTTGTCCCACTACTGCTTCTGGTTATAATGCAGTTAGATATGGTTCAGAAACAAAATGTAAAGATAAAACAGTATTATTTTTGATGAGGGCTAAAGTATAATGAAAAAATATATAAAAAATACAAATTTAGTACCAATTGATAATAAGATAAAAATATTCTCTCAACTTTCAGATATTCCTTTAGATTTGAGTAATGAGATTGTTTTAGTAGAAGGTATTGGTGTTTATCAATGTAATAATAGTTCGATTACTCAAATATATAATGATGGTAGGAATGTTTCTGGTGCTGTATTAGGTGAAATTAGAATGTTCTATGGTGATACAATTCCTGCAGGCTGGTTAGAATTAGATGGTTCTACATTTGATGCAAATGCTTTCCCACTATTATATAGTTTCTTAGGTACTAATATAGTACCAGACTATAGAGAAATGGCTTTGAGAGGTGGCACTCCTGTTGGTATTTTTAGTAATGATGCAATGGGTAACCACTCTCATACAGTAAATGGAACTGGTTGTCATACTCATTGTATATCTGCTGGTTCATCTCATTCACATACTGCAGATTTAGGTTGTATACAATATGCAGAACCTTGTTGGAGAGAAGGCTGTGGTAGTTATTCAAGACCTAGACCAACTTATGGATGTTGTGCTACTTATTATACAGGTGGCTGTACAGTTTCAGCTTCTGTTACCAGTACAACATCTGGTATTACTGTTGGAAATTCACCTTGGGCTAGTACTGTAACAAGAGCTAGAGAAGTTGGGGTTAGATATATAATGTTTGCAGGAGCATAAATAAAATGGAATTTATAAAAGGAAATAATCACTCAATACAGAAAAATATAAAAGTTCTCAATACTTTATCTTCAACTGCAAATGAAAATGATTTAGCAATTTTATCAAATGACGGGATTTATCAATACAAAAATAATCAATGGAATTGTATAATCTCTTTTATTGTGAATACTACGCCACCGATTATTGGAGAAGTCAGGGCTTCTATCGGCCAACCAGATAATAATTGGCTATTATGTGATGGTAGTACTTTTTCTGCTACAGACTATCCACAATTATATACTTTATTAGGTGGAACAACTTTACCAGACTTTAGAGAACTTATACCAATAGGTGTTGGTACAAATGATACTGATACGGTAATTGACCACGATACATTCACCAGAGGTCAGGTAAAAGACTGGAACCTACAAACACATACTCATTCAAAAACTGAATGTGGCCATACTCATAGTGCTACAACAAACACACACTGCCACTCATATTCATATTATTGTTTCAAATATGTAGGTTCTGACCCTTCAAGTTATTATAGTTTTGTATGTAGATGTACTAAAAATACTGCCTCAACTACATCTGGCCCTAGTGTTGGTAATTCTTGTGCTTACACTTCTGCGATTTCTTTTGGAAATCCAAGTGGTGGTACTGCAATATTGAGAGTAAACTCTTATGGTGTAAATTTCTACATAAGAGCTAAATAAATATCTAATAAAAATAGGAGCATATATAAATGAAACAGATTATACCAATTGTAACAAAAAAAGATTTGGGAATTACAAATCCAATAAAGATTATAGAGTCGGCCAAGAAAGGAAAGAAAATATCTTTAGCTACAAAAGTTGATGATGCTTTTATTCAAATGCTTTTTGAAAATAAAGAAAATGTTGGAAAGTTTATTGACTTGGAAATAGACCCATCAACAAATATTCTTACATTGCATTTTGAAAAAAAGAATATAGAATTAGAAAAAGAATTAGCACACGAAATGAGGTAATGAAAATGAATAAAGGGGACTTTATTAGTTTACTTATTGAAGCTGTAGTCTTCCTACTTCCAATAATTACTTTATTTGTGAAGCTAGGGAGCTATAAGAAAATCGTGGAAGACGTGGATTCAAGAACCAAGAATTTTCCTGAGTGGAAAGGTGTGATGAATGAAAAAGTTGCTACACTGGAATTGAATGATATTGCCCAGTCTAAAACTTTGAGTGACATCAATACTAATCTTATTGAAATTTCAACTAAGATGGACTTGATACTTGGGAATAAAATAAAATTGGAAAGTAAAAATGAAAATTAGAGAAATTGCAGATGATAATACATCAATATCAAGTACTCGCTGGGCTTTTGCTTCTGTTATCAAATTTGATATAGTAGTAATTTCTTTAGTATTATTGGCTTATATAATAGGCCATTTTGTTGGCAAACCATTTGATAGTGGTTTAGTATCAGGTGCAGGTGTTCTATTAGGAATACTTACTGGTTTAGTTACTACAAGTAAATCGCTTCAAGGTTGGGAACCAGAAAAAGATAAAGATAAGGAAAAAACAAATGAGTAATTTTTTAGCAGAAACAAATTTAGTTATTACAAAGTTCAACCTCAATAAGAAAGGTGAGCTTACAGACTTGGAAATCAATGGAAAAAACATTGAATTAGGAAATGAAGTAAAAGTTCATTTATATGCTTGGACAAATGATGAAGGTACTGACCCTGTTTGGGCTTATACTTTATCAGAAAATCCAGCAGTTGGTGATAAAGCAATAATGCCAGATGCTGCAACATTAGCATTAGATGATGACCCAATATCAGCTATTGGTGAAGATACAATTACTGCATTTTCTACTGAATTTGAAAGGGACAATACTAAAGACATAGAGTTCTAAATAGAGTAAGAATATGTGGTACATCTATGAAAATAAAAATGGATTTTACAAAAAGACTTATCGCTATCATTTTATTACTATCATTAGCATTCTCATCGCTTTACTGTTTGGAGCCTTATTCATCAAAAGCTCAATCAAATCTAACCAACTTGGAAGATATAATGACGAACTTACAGAACGATTATCTGAATCAACAGATACTTGTACAAGACTTGCAGGAGAGCTTAGAGAATGTACAATCACAATTGACCAATGCAGAAGCCACTGTGATGAGCTTAGAACAATCTCTGAAAGAAATATCAGCTCAGTACGAGAAGCAGTTGAAATTATCGAAGAAGAAAGATATTACATTGAATGTCTTGAAGTGGAGCTTGGTTTGTGGGATTCCGATAGCTATTACGAGTGGTGTGATAATTGGTTACAAACTCAAGGAATAGAATTACCATAGTAATTATTGATAGTATAATGTATATATTTATATATAAAATAAGTAAAATATTATATAAATATTATTATTATTATAATATATACAATAGTTCAAAACTTCAAATAAAGTCAAATAAAATCATTCAATAATAACAAATGATACACTTTGACTAAATAAAAAGGAGTTATATAGAAAAATGAGCACCGGAACCGGAATGTCTATAGTCACACAGAATAATATTGATTCTTATAATACTGCTGTAAATAATATAAATAGAAACCAGAAAAAGAATATTGTTGAAGTAGAAAAGAAACTTAGTACCCTAAAAAATACTACTTCAAACTTTTTGGTTTCAATACAAAGTTTACAGGAATCTTTAGATAGTCTAAAAAAACAGATTTTTCTAAACCAATGTATGATTGATAATTGGAATGTGGCTAATCCACCTTATATTTATCAAATAGATATATTGGCATAAAGAAAATCTAATAAAATATATAACAAATGGAGATATTGCAAATGACAATTGAAGAATTAGAGCCAATCGTAATGGAACTCAAAGAAAAAATTGATACTATCCTTTCTACAGCTGATGAAGCAGAAAAGAAGTACAATCACGACAAAGGTGTATCAGAGTTTACAGAAAGAAACAAGGAGTCTCTTGATAAATATACTGATACTTTGAAAAAGTTGAATGGAGATGATTTTGACCTTTATTCAAGTGCTTATGATGAGTATAATGAGTCATTCTCTGATATTGAAGAAGCTACTTATGTTGCTCAATTAGTTTCAGAAATTGATAACAAAATCAATAAACTCAAGGAAGCTCTTGGTGAAGATGATGTTGAAATTCATTCAAACGATGAAGGTGAAATTGAGGTAAATGCTCACGACACTGAAATCGAAGCAAAATCAGAAGAATCTGCTGAAGTAGCTGAAGAAGCTGCTAAAGAAGATGAAGCTGAAAAAGAAGAAGAAAAAGAAGAAACTGAAGAAGATGAAGATGAAGTTTCAGAAGAAGAAAAAGAGTTCATTGAAGAGCTTGAAGCAGAACTTCCTAAATATAAGAGAGACTAAGTATGAGTGAAAAAGTATTTACATTAGTTTCTATTATTACCACATCATTGGCTGCAATTGCTATTGGAGTAATAGAATTTATTGCTCCAGTATATATGAATGCTATTGTACCATCTATTTCTATTATAGAAGGTGCTATTATTGGTATTTGTGGAAACTTCACATTCAAAAATAAGGAAAAATAATTATGGAATTTAGAAATATAGAAGAAGCAAAAGCTTATATTGAAGGTAGAGTACCTGGAGCTACTTCTGAACAAATTCAAGCTGCTAAAGACTATTTAGATAGTGCAGAAGCAAAAGCTGAACAAGCTGCAAAGGCTTCTCCTGTATTATCTAAAACACAGCCAGAAGAAAATGAGTCAATGAATAGACTTCAATCAATGTCAGCAAATAACCCAGCTGTAAAAGCTGCACAGTCTGCTGGTAAAAAAGCAGTGAAAGCTAATGAAGAAGCTAAGAATGCTGAAAAACCAAAATCTTTCAAAGAAAATGTAAAGACATTTGAAGATAATGTGAATGCTGCTATTGAAGATAAAGACAACTATGCTAAAGGTGATAAATTAGCAGAACAATCAAAGAAACAAGTAAAAGCAGTTCAAGGACAGGCTGAAAAACCTGCAGAGGCATTTATGGAAACACAGAAAGAAAAAGAAAATGAAAGCTTTGAAGTTGGAGAAGAAGTAGGAAATGTTGTTTCTGAAGTAGTTTCTAAAAATCCAACTGATGAAAATGTAGAAGCAGGAAAAAATGTTATTGAAACAGTTTCAGAAGCAGAAGATATTGCAGTACCAAGAGCTTATGATACAAAAGAAGAAAAGAATGCAAAGAAAGCTTATAATAAAGCAACTGCATCAATTTGGGATGCTTATTATAATGGCGATATTGATAAATCAACTGCTGTATACTTTACAATTGATGCTGTAGCTAAACTTGCTGGTAATTTAGGAAAGAGAATTGGTAATGTTGGTGCTCAATTTACTGGTGGAACAATTGATAATAATTTTGAAACATCTGATTGGGAAAACAGGAGAGACCAGTTATTGAATGAAGCAAATCAAATGCAGGCTGAAGAATTAGGTGGCGCTGCATCAAGAAAAGCAGAATCTGAAAAATTAGCAAATGAAGGTGCTGCACTTGGAAATGTATCACAAGAAATTCAAAATCAAGTTGCTTCTATAAGAGCTAATTACACAGATGAACAGATTAGACAGCAAATTGCTATGATGGATAAACAGCTTGAACAAATGGGTCTCAACATTGAAAATATGGAAGATGCTAGAACATTTGTTGAAACATTGAAGCAAAAACCAGAAAATGAAAGAGGTTGGCTTGATAATCTTATGATTGCTTGGATGTCACAATCTGGTGTGAATGCCGCAGTAAATGCTGGAAGTTCTGGTATTGGTTCTCTTATTGGATTGTTAGCAAAATAAGGAAATAATATATGAAAGTTGGAGTATTTGACAAACAACTACCAATGGAGCTAGAAGATTTAGGAAACGGGGTTTTCAATCTTTATGCTCCTGGTCAAATTGACTATAAGTTTATTGAAGATAATGTTATTACTCACCCAAAAGAAGGCTGTAAATATATTACTATATATAATGAAGAGCAGCCTGATAGATATGAGAAAGTTATCAAAGCTTGGTGTGAAAAACACGATAAGAAATGGTTTAGATTTGATAAAGATGGTTTTATTTTCTATGTAGTAGAAATACAGGGAGAAGAATGCAATGGCTAAAGCAGGAAATAAAATAAAAGAATTTGGTACAAAAATTGCTGATTGGATTCTCCCAAAAAGTACAAAAGAAGCAGTAAAAGAAGCTGCTAAAAAGGCTGCAGGAGCCGATGATGCTTCTATTGATGCTGCAAATATCACACAAGAAGAAAAAGATGCTCTCAAAAAAGCCAGAGATGAAGCTTATAATAAATCAGCTTCAGAAATGATGGAAGCAGCTGGTGGATATAATGAAGCAGTTGAGGCTGGACAAAAAGGTGAATTATCTAAACTTGGTTTAGGAAAAGATGTATCTGAAAGAATGGCCGACGCTCAAGAACAAGCTACAAATAATCTTACTAATGAACAAGATGAAGAAGCAAGAAAAGCTAGAGTAGCTTCGGCTGGAGAAGAAGACGTTGCAAGAAAAGCTGCGTATCAGGCTGCAAGAAATACTGGAGCAAATAGAGCTGCTTCATCTGCCATTGGTTCTTCTGTAGATACTAGAGGTTTACAATCAAATGCTGCTTCAGCTTTGAGAAGTGCTGCTACTTCTACTCAAGCTGATTATCTAAATAAAATGGGATATGTTCAAGGTCTTGAGTCAAATTTGGAAAATACAAAAGCTGGTTCATTCCTAAATACTCTTAGTGGTGTAGGACAAGGAGTAATGGCTGGAGCAGGAACCGGTGCTTCAATTGGTGGATTTTTACCATTTTAGGAGATGAAAAAATGAATGAGCAGGATATTATTTACAATATACAAAAACTTGAATCTTATTACGGTACATACAAAGCAAAATGTTTGAGAAATTATAGACTTTATACTTACTCATCAACAGTAACACTTGATTTGACTGACAGTGAAGTTGTTGGATATTATCATAAAGGTACATTCAATATTGAAGATGATACTACTTCTTCTATTCAAGAAAATGTAATCGCATCTTGTATTGAAACTCTTTGTTCTAAAATTGCATCTCAAAAAGTAAGACCATTTTTCAATACAGTAAATGGTACTTTCAAAGAAATGCAGATTGCTAGACAAGCGCAAACATATTTTGACCAGATATATGATGAAAAAGATGTAAATAAAACAATTACAAATGCTTTCAAATCTGCTTGTATTTTTGATAAAGGTGTTATAAAAATTACAAAAGACGAAATCTCTACTAGATTACCTTGGAATGTTTATGTTGACCCAAAAGAAGTTTCTTATAAAAAGATAACTTATATAGCTGAAAAACTTCCTAAAACTCCTGGTAGATTATTATATACAAAATATGGAATAAAAGACGACTTCAATTTAGACTATACTGTTTATGAATATTATGATATTATAGAACATACAAAAGCAATCTATGTTGAAGAATTGAATAAAGTTATTACTGAAAAATGGGAACCAGAAGTAATTCCATATTTATTTATGTATTATTCTGACCCAATAAAAGGTAATACATCTCAGTCTGTTGTTGACCAGTTATATGGTATTCAAATGCAGATTGATGATATTTTATCTGTAATAAAAGACTCTGTTCAAATGAACCCTGGTATGACATTATTTGTACCAAGAACAGCAAACATAAAAACAAATATGCTTAGTAATAGAACTGGTCAAATTATTCAATATGACCCAATTCCAAATCAGTCAGCAAGTCCTATTACTTATGCAACAAGTGATATTATTTCAGCACAGTTTATTCAGTTATTAGATAAACTAAAGAATGATGCTTATGAAATTGTTGGTATTTCTCAATTATCTGCTACATCTCAAAAACCAGAAGGTTTGAATTCTGGTGTTGCTTTGTCAACAATGGAAGATATAGAAAGTGATAGATTTGAGACCCAACTCAATTCTGTTATAAGAATGTATATTGATGTTGCAAAAGCTTGTATGGATATTTTCCCACCTGATGAAGATATTTTACCACAAGGAACAAACAGAGCAAACATCAAATGGTCTGATATTATTGAAGCAAGAGATAATTTGAAGATTCAGTTCTCTGCTGCTAATTCATTATCAAAAGACCCAAGTGAAAAGTTGAAGCAATTAGTTGCATTGGCTGATGCTGGAGTAGTACCTCAATCACATATTGCATCGTTGATGGAGTTACCAGACTTACAGAGTGGTTATAACATTGCAAATAATGCTTTCAATGCTGTATACACATTTATTGATGAGGTAATAAAAAATGGTGTACCAGATTATATACCAGAATATTTACCAACAGATAAAGGTGGATTGTTAGAAACTGAAATTGTAAATACTATATTATCATTAGCTGTGAAGCCTGTTGAAAATGCAAATGAAATTGAAATATTGAAACAATTGTTTGCTAAATTACAGGAAGTTCAAGTAAATAGTCAGACAAATGCTGAAATGATGGCTGTTCAACAATTGAATAGTGAAATGACTGCAGCAATGCCAGCTATTACAGAACAAGCAACACAAGCTGCTCAGGCTACACAAGAGTCTATTGATAATGGAACTTTTGACCCATCTGCTTTACAGCAAGAAACAAAAGCTCAACCAATATATACTGTATAGGAGTTTATATAAATGCGCATAGGTGATGAAGAAATAACAAGAGAAGATATGCCAGCAATGACTGCTTGGCAGATGAACCCTGACCACCTTAGACAAGGTTTTCAAGATATTCTCAATGCAAAATTAGGAACTGCAGTTCAAATGCCACAGACTACTGATAATGGTATGATGAATACTGCTGAAGATGTTGATAATCAGTGGAGATAGTAGAAATGTACAATGCAAATGCAAATAGAATAACAGCTTCTAAATTGATACAAAGAGCTGAAGAAATTGCTGATATTACAAATACAGATTTTCTTTCATATAATGAAAAATTGGAATATCTCAATAGTACTTGGAAAGATGTTTATCAAAAAATTATAAATTATAATCTCAATGTTTTTACCGTTGATGCTAATTTGGTAGGAGCAGCTGGAAGATATAAATTACCTTTTGACTGCTATCAAATAAAGTCAGTAAAAAATCCATATACTGGTAGAATGATACCAAGAAAAGCAGATAGTGAAAGTGCTTTAGGTGGATACTATGAGATTGTAAATGATGAAATAGTTTTAGGCCCTACTGTTGGCCCTGTAGTTGTTACTTATTGGAGAAAACCATTTTGGTTATCAGTTCCAAATAAAACAATAAAAAGTGAATTAGAACCAAAAACTGTTTTAGATAGCTGCAATAATTCTTTATTAGTTGCTGATTCTGATGATAAATTATATGTTCAAAATGTTCTTTCTGATAGTGAGCTAGAGCTCCCATATACAAAGGAAACAGGTTATGATTATAAATTAGGTAATAATTTTATTATCAAGCATAAAAATGATATTGTTATTGCTTACGATTTTTATGGTAATATGATAGATGAAATTACTAGTATTACATATACATACGTTCTTATAAAAGCAGACAATGGTCTTTATTATTTCACTAAAGCAAATGAAGAAGATGAGAATGTCGTAGATATTTATGAACTCTTTGGTGGCAAAATAGCAGAAGTTGGAGTTGATGAAAATACTGCAACTATAATTGGAATTGATGGTGAGTTCTACCCAATAACTTCTGAAACAGCTTTTCCAATTGGTATATTTGATGATAGGCCAGCTTATATTACTGATAATAAAGAATTACATCTTATAAACCCAAATGGAAGTGAAATAATAGAAAAAGTTGAAGTACCTTCTATTGGGCCACTTGTTCTAATAAAATATGGATTTGTAGCATTTGATAATACAATTTATTCTTGCATACCAGATACATTATTGGATTTTCCTAATAACTTATATTATGATGTAATATCTTATGATTTGGCTGTTAGGTTCTTATGTAAACAAAATGCTGATAGTTCTGGTGTAGAAAACTTGAATGCAAATGCTTGGAGATTGTTAGTAAATAGCATTGACCAGAATGCAGACTATCCACGTGTGAAACTTGTTAGGAGATAGAGAAAATGGTTTTTGGAAAAATAATTGGCGCAGTAGCTGGAGCCATTGTAGGTGGAGTTGTAAATGGCGTTTCCACTGCTAAAAATAATAAGATAAAAATTGCAGCAATGGAAAAAGCTGCTAAAGATATAAAGAAAGCCACAGAAGAATATACTGGTGAGAAAGCATTAGAAAAAATGTATAATGCTGGATTACAACGCTCTTATGAATATGGAACTTCTATGGGAAATGAAATGGCATCTCAAGCATTTACTCCACAAAACCCAGGTTCAACTGGAGCTGGGACAAATTCTTCTGCTATGCAAGCAGGACAAGAAGCTGGTGATGTTGCTAAAAATGCTGCTGAAGTAGGATTCAATTCTGGTATGAGTAATGAAGCTGCTTTGAATGCTGCTAAATATAATCAAGCTGCAAATAAAGCTAATCTTGAATTGAAGCAAGCTGATATTGATTATAATGTAGCAAATCAAGCATCACAAGAAATTATGGGTGGTTTAGGAGATTTAGGAAAGGCTATTGGTGGAACAATATCAACATCAAATCCTACTCCAGCATCTACAGGTATAAGAGGTAAACCAGTTCAAATGAATAATGGTAACCCACTTATGGAATAGAATAATTATCTAATAAAAATATGAATCAAAAAGCAATAAAACAACAAATAGAATTTCCACCTCTTATAAACTTACAGGAAGACCAACCTGCAATTCATAATGATTTTCGTTCTGTAGAAAGAATAAATGCTCCTTATCTCAATGGTATGCTTACTCCGTTATGGCATAGTGAGTATGAATATACAAATAAACCAGTTTGGGATTTTGAGAATAATCGCTATGAAATTATAAATGGTTGGCTTACTAAAAATGGTGAAAATCTATTCCAAGTAAATAATGAACACTTCAAAAAAGAAGATGTTACAGAAGAATATAATAAGTATCTCTCTTTTGATTTTGATAATGATGGTAATTTAGCTAAATTAGAATGGGACACAGGTACAAATACAGTTTCTCTTATTTATGATGATGTAACAATTTCTCAGCAATTATTCGTAAATGGTGTTATCCTTACATCAAGAGTAAGATGTATAGATGATACAGCAATTGGTGTTATAATTTATGAAGTAAATAACTCTGTATTTATGGCTTATTTGAATACAGCGCCAAATAGAAAAGTTGTAAAAACTGTTACTTGGTGTACTACTACTCCAAAAACAGCTTCAGATACAAATACTTTTGTAAATACTGCTATTACTATAAAAAATCCAAATCCAGTTATAAATATTGCTAACCCATTACCAAATGTTTATGCTGTTTCTTTAGTCTCAAATTATGGTCAAGTTTTATATACAAGAAAAGAAGGCTATTACACATTTGTAGATAATAATGGAACTTATATAGATGGTACATCTTGGGCTGCATTAGGTGGTAGTTCTACTGAAACAATTAGAAATTTCCAATATACAAACTTTATATTCAGCTCTAAATTTACAAATTATTCTTCAACATTC